GATTGTATGTTGGCTGAGAGCCAGCTGTTCCAGCATATTTGTAAGAAGAAAAACCAGATAAATATGTATTAGATGCATCTTTCCATCTTACATAGATATCAAAGAAATTTGTGTTTATGCCTTTGCTTGTAACATTATTATTACCGTCATAAGTAATTACGTTAGCAGGATTGTCCCAAACAATAGATGCAAGTGTTCCAGTTGATGATACAGAAATGTTTACATTTGTTTGTGGAATTGATCTAATTGGGACTTCGTATATTGGAGACCATGCAGAAGTTTCAGTTCCATCTTTTGATACAATCCTATATCTAACAGGATAAACTAGTTCATTATTACCAATCAAACTTAGAACTGGAAGCTTTGATGCAGAGTATACTACTTTTTTAATTCCAGTATCTGACATTATGTCACATCCAAGCTAAATCTAAACTCTACGAAGTTTGTTGTGTTTGCAGCTTTTACAATTGGAGATCCTATGGTGGTGTTTCCGATTGTTACTGGATTAACTACTACCTTGTATGCAACAAGTCCAAAAGATGAATTGAATGATGCAGTATTGTCAATTCTTAATCCGTCAAGTAGTAGCCAGTTAGTTTCTGTTGCAGAACCACTAGTTTTAGCAATTGAAAATTGAACTCTATTAATGTTATATAGTGTTGGACTTGTTCCAACAGCCTCTAAGCTTTTAATTTGAAATGGCTCAATATTGTATCTTGAACTAGAAAGACTATTTGCATCTATGTCAAAAGTGTGTCTATAGTAGTCTGTTTCTGAGGATGTCATAAATTTTATTGTAACAGTATAGGTATTCTGAACTCCCAAGCCATCGCCAACCGTGTCATTTAGGAAAGAGTATGCTAACGACACATAGTCTTCTGGTGAATTTTTACTTAAGTCAATATTTAAATTTCGTGCTTCTACAGATCCAGTTGTATTAGATTTAATAAGCAATGCCTTATCTAAAAATCGTGGGGCTTCCAATCTTTTTTGTCTATCATCAGATGTTAGTTGACCGTCTGAAGAACTAATAAAGAATGGTTTTGTTTCTGTTACATCACTAATTGTTCCGCTATTAGGAATGTTTACTGTTGTAGAAGATATGTCAGAAATGGTATTTGAATTATAGACATATGCTTCATCTACAAAGTTAAGTAATATTCTACTATCATAGTCTTTTGCCGATGGATTTTCTAGTCCTGGGAACAATGCAATTTCGGTAATGCCATATCTGTTATTAGTTGGCAATTCTGCGATTAAAGATAGTTCTGGAATTCCATCATTGTTAACGTATCCTCGTGAAATAATTTTTGATCTATATGTTTCAAATCCTAGCTTGGTTTGCGATATATATGGGTTATTTGTTGGCTCTTGGGTAAGTGCCTTGGCACCACAGCCAATTGCAATATGGGTAGCAAAAGCAGGTAATTGACCAAGCATATATTTTGCTAAAAGGGAAGATCCAGAACTTGTAAACATAAATCTATTATAGCATTAATAGCTATATACCTCCGAAGAATCCATAACCTCTACCTGAACCGTCTCTTGTGTTTTATCTGTAATGCCTATAACCTCAATAATTAAGTTATCTAAATTAGTAGAAGATATTGTGTCTTCCATATAAATATAAAAATCTTTTGTTGGTGATAGCGGAACATATTTTGATATGTCTATTGGATATGCATTAAGACTATCCCCAATTGCATCTTGCAATCCAGACAAACTCTTTGGAGAATATTTGCTTTGTAAAATTGATAAATCTGATAATGGTTGATATGCTAATGCCTGATTATCAATATCATATACCATATCGGATCTAGAATATTGCAATATTTCTATACCGCCGATAGATTGGAACAGCATGTTCGTAGTTGCTTCAGCATCTATTGTTGGTGGCTTAAAGGCCAACAAATTGTCTGTTGCCAATTTTATTGTTGTAGATGCATTACCTGTATTTTGAGATGATGATCCGCTATTTGACGAAGATCCTCCACCAGTTGTAATTGTCGTTGGTGTAGGGGTGACTGTAGGAGTTACAATTACTGGAGTTGATGTTGATGTTGGAGTGGGAGTCTTGAATTCTGGTGAATTTGTAACATATGATTGAGCTGCTCTTACTATACCATGATCTATGCCAGCTGCATCTGCTTGAGAATAGGTCATGTTAGATACGGCAAGGGTATCTGCTTTAGCTTTGGCAGCACTTGCTGCTGCTGCTGCATCGTCTGCCCTAAGAGCTGCTAAGGCTTTTTGTTTAGCTGCTGCTGCAGCGGCATCTGCTGCTGCTTGTTTGGCTGCTAGCTCTTGTTGATATTGTGATCTTAATGCAGGACTTGCTGCTAAACTATCTGCTGATGGCATACTATATTCCTCCCAATGGTTCTACTATTTCACTTAAGTATACAGTATTCTTAATTCCATCAGCACCCTTAGAGTATTGAATGTTATATACCACAAATCTTGAATCTGAAGATACCGCTTCGTCAATACCGTTTGATTGATAATCAATTTGAACTATATCTCCCAGTTGAAGTATCGGCATCCCGAACAACTCAAGACCAACAGATTTTCTTGGTCGCATTACTTTTTGAGTAATCCAAGCCATTAGCTTATTAGCCAAATCTTCAGACTGAATATATGGAGTATCTAGTGTAAACTCCTTCTTCCCATACGTCATTCGACTTGCTTTAATATCATCATAGGTCTTTTTGTTTTTTAACTCTTCCTTTGAAGATAATTTGAAATTTGAGAAATCGCTATTCTTCATAAAGAATTGATCTACAGTTAATTCATTTTGTGTTTGTTGCGTAAATGCTATTCCCTGGATTCTTAAATAATTTCCACTAGAATCGTCCAACGTCAGAAGAGTGTCTGTATTGTTGAAAATTAAGAACTCTGCTCCATATGGAGTTGACTTAAATCCAGATATGGTGTAGCCCTTTAGGCTATTAAATGTTGGTGATACAACAGAATACAGCGATGGATATGCCTTGTCAAATCTTACATTCATGTATGCACATTCACGCATAATTGTTCCAAATTCATCGTAGTAAATGTTATATTTTGGATCAGCTTGAGCACCAATTCCAGACAAGTATGCACCATTTACAATACCACTCATGGCATATTTTCTAAATGAATCTGTTACAGAAATTAATCCTAGGTGATCGGATCCATATCCAAATGCCTTAGCTGTGTCATTTCCTACAGGAACATCTAGCAATGCGTCATTAGTTTGTGAGTAATTTTTCACAAGACCATATACATTTTCAAACATTAACTTTGAAGATCCTCTGGTAAATAATGCAACATTTGTAGTAGAAGAATTATTTTCTGGCAGAGCACTTTTATCTTCTACTGTTGCAACTACTTGACCATTTATAAATAGATAGAATTTTTTAGTAGTGGCAGAAATTCTTTCATATTCAACGGCTAGGTCATATACTGTCGGAGATGTTTCGTTCATCATTCTTGACTGTCCAGTAAAGTTGCCATCATCTACAATGATAGGAGCAAGTCCAGACCATAGAACATTTGGAATGGCCTTGTCTCCATCCGAGGTAGCTGTAGCACTTCTTTGAATTTTATAGAAGAACATGTTATTAATTGGAACTGATCCAGAATAGTTGTTAACATTATTATTAGTTAGTGCAGCTATTTCAAAGTAGTATCCGTTATTAGTTGTTGGATCAATTAGTATTGCAATACCGCCACTAGAACCACCAAGAACTTGTGCTTTTGATGTTACGTTTACTGTTGTAGTTGTTCCATCTGCATTAGTTATAGTCTTTGGATATGTTGTTTCTTTTAGAGAATACATTGTAGAGTTTCCTACTGGTTGTTGGTCATAACCTGATCCATTTCCAATTGAACCTATAATTCTTGTCCTAGTTCCAAAGTGTGTGTATCTTGTTGACAACTGTTTATACACATAGGAAACATAATCAACAGGGTTTTGAGAGCTACTAAATGATGGTCCATTCATAACTAAAGCAGATGATTGAACGGTAGCTGGAACAGCCTGATCAGTAGTAGTAAATATATTCTTAATTACTCCAGATATTGTTGTATTATTTTTATTTGATGTTTCAATACCAGCTTTACCATTTGAATTATTGATAGATACAGTTCCTCCATTAAGAAGTATTTTTGAATCCATGAAACAGCCCTTTAGGTTGTTTGAATTAGTCCATGTCGATCCAAGCCCATAATAGTGATCAACGATATCTGTTCCAAATTGACCACGACCGTGTTTGGCAACTGCCCCCACCTTGTATGTTCCATCTGAATTAACATTTGGTTCTGCATATATTCTAACTCTACCTGTTGGATATATTCTTTGACCAAGAGTTAATTTGGCAAAATAGTATTCAAAGTCTTTAGGATTTGATATCCACACTAGGGTTGGTGTTCCTGTAGAACCAGATATGGAGAATTCAACAGCATCATATCTAATAATTTCACCATTTGCATAGAAGTATCCAGAATATTTTGAAATAAACTGGATGCCATCTCCAAATTCCATGATGTTGTCAATCACAATACCAGACGAATTTACTGTAGGAAGAGTCTTGGATAATCCAATACCGTCTGTTCTTGAGCCAGATAGTGGAATGGCTGACAAAGTATATGCAGATTGTGAACCAGTTTCTCCATTTGTAGGGTTCAGGTTTGCTTCTGGGGATACTTCCCATAACAATGATGGTTTATATATCCAGGTTTTTGATTTTAGTCCAGAACTTGATTGCGATACAGCACCATAAGTCTTTTGAATATATTTATTTGAATAAGTAATTTTTCCACTATTAAAAATAGTTGTGTCTGCCGATGCCACATCAATAATATTATTGTTACCGTCTATAACTAAATTAGTAGCTCTATCTGATGATGACGGCATCATATAGTCTCTTGTCATTACAACAAAATTGTTGTCTTCATCAAAGAACATCGCTGACTGTGTAGAGATAGCTAGCTGTTCTAAAACTTGAGATACATTTGTATCTGGACCAACAAAGAAGTAAGGGATTACATCATTATTGTTTTTTGTTGCGTAGAATCTATAATTTGAAAATCCAATAGAGTCCATTAATCTTGAAACTATATAAAGGAATGGCTTATTGACCATCATCATTTGTGGAACAATTGTTGTCTCTAGCAGAATGCTAAGATCTCTCAATTGAATTGATAAATCTCTTGTGGAAGAGTTTAACTTAGGTGCATCATCTGAATACATTGTTTTAATAGGAACATAGTAATCATACATAGTTCCATTGTTGTTAACATCAAATATTGCCTCATAAAACTTAAACTGTATATTTCTTGTAGTTAGACCATAAAAAATACTAGAGTCATTATTTTCTGAAAATGCCTGGTCAAAATCAAACAAGCTTATGCTACCTGTTCCTGCTAACATTTTTGAAACTGGAAGTCCTGCTCCAGATAGGTCTGATGCTGGCTTTGTAATGTCATATGACTGAACTCTATCTGATATATTCATAAACAATCTAGGAGATAGTTCAATAAGGTCAAAACTGGATCCTGGAGCATTCATTTCATCTACAACAATTCTAATTCCGTTCAAATAGTCAAACTGTCTATACTTTGTAATTCCAGATTGAACATAGGAAGTGTTGGTTTTAATTGGATCTGTAAGATAAATGGTTTGGCTATTTATTGCTTGCTCACTTGGAAGCCATGAATAATTTGGGCTAAATGATTTATATGGGTTATTGTAATCTTCATCAGTCCAAATGTAGAAAGTTCCAATATCTGTATTGCTATTTTTAATTAAGTATGTATAACCCAAAAATGATGTTTGTGGCAATGCAGATGTAGAAGATAGCTCTCCTGCAAAAACAAATATGTCTTTGTATTGGTCAGGAACTTGTAGTCCATAAGAAAATTCTACATAGCCATCTTCTGCAATTGTTGCTGGCATGTTAGAATAGTCAACGATGTCCACCCAATCAGTTCCTTGGAGTTTTTGCAATTTCCATTTTTTTGGAACTGTTTTATTGGCATCTCCATAAAATGGATCATTGATTGTTTTATTAGAAGATGTTTTTAATGAACCTAGGTTGATAGTTCCAACATTAGTTTGCATCTTAATTACTATTTTATTTGCAGCAATTGAATTTTTATATACAATGAATGGTGCAACATCTTCTATTGGGTATCCTCCAGATATTGATGCCGTATTAGAAGAATATCCTCTAGTAGCCAAAACCTTTTCTGTTGTGTCCCATTCAGTTTTATATGATGTCCAATACTTAAAGATGTCGTCTTTATCAGATGCATAGTATCTTGGTCGTTTCTCAATGATCGATGTATTGCCAGACATAGTTTGTCCAACTTGAAGAATTTGACTAGACTTATCCAAATATCTTAATTTATTAATTCCAGAACGTGGTCTGAATCTTCCAAAACAATCTTCAAGAGAGTAGTATAGTTGTTCTTTTATTTTCTTTTTGGTAAAGAATACAGATTCGCTATTCCCATCAATACCTCCAGAAATTACGGCATCTGCATTAGTTCCATTATCGTAATATCTTCCAGTATCATTAGCATCGAACTGTCCATATGGTGTTACATATTGTGGGTCTGTTTTTCTATATTTGTAGTTTCCAATTTTTGAAATGTTTGTTGCATCATTTAGATTCCATTCCATTAAAATTAAAGCTTGGCTTTTTATTGCTGAACTTGTTTCTAGATGATTTTTTAATGCTGAGTCTGTATACATTATGCCTCTTCCAAAGTAAGAGAAATATTCCACAGGTCGTGCTCATTACTTCCACGCTTAACTATTGAATAGGAAAAATCTGATATAAACATTTCTAATACCTGGTTGTATTCGTGAAGATGTCCATATTGGTTTTCAGAGTTTGGGTTAAACTCGTTATACTTATCATAGGCTAAATAAACATAGAATGAACCATAGTGGTTTTCATACCAATCTAGAAGCTCTACGCCTCCAGCACCACCGTCTACGGTTACCTCGTCTGTTCCACTTAATGCTCCAGATGTATTAAATGTTGGTGCACTATTAAATGATCTTGATGGAATCATATTCCATGAAACTGACATCGAAAGTTTGTCTGCAATATGGTAAGAACGCATTCTACCATTTATTGTTCTTTTTCTTTGCTCAATACGAATAGCTTTCATTTGAAGAGGATCTCTATTATGGTCTGATAGAATTATAAAATCCTCAAACTCATTTCCATCTGGAACAAAATATCCATTGCTAATGGTTCCCTGATTATTTGAAAATAGTAATGCTGCTGGGCGACCACGAAGAACACCGCTTACCTCATTAACAAATTTTTGTCTTCCTATGATGTAGTCTTTTGTTGACACTAAACTCTAACTCCTCTTACACGCTGGCTATCGTATTCACGGATCTTTCCAATTACTGCTCTAGCAATTGAGTCTGTATCCTGTGAGCCAGTAGTGTGAATATTAACACTATAGCTATTATTATACACTGAACTGTTGTCAACGTTTGAGGAAATGTTATTGTTTACTGGAGATACCTGCGAAATTTGTGGAGTTGCAGAGTATGAAGGCATTTCAAAGTTTCCAGCGTTAATACTATCCATCAATCCAGAGCCATACTTCTTTACAGACGATCTGCTCATAATAAACTCTCCTGGAGTTAGCATGGCAGGAACTGTATCGGACCCTCTGGCAATAAAACCACCATTGGCATAATATCCCATTTTTGCCAATTCGTCTTTTGGCAGGAACTGAAGTCCTGCAGGAGCCTGAACTAGTGGTTTTGTTGTAGTGCTTATTGTAGATGATGAAGATGTTGCAGACTTTGGAGCCATTCCAAGTAACGCTCTCTCTTCATCCGATAACGCATCGGCACCGCTACTTTGAAGATGAATAAGTGCAAATCTTGCCTTTTCTGATCTATCTAATGAAGTATCTGGTGCAGGTGCAGGTATAGGTGTTACAGATCCTAATGCCTTTGTAGCTGCGACCATATCATAAACAGCCTTAGCTGCATTGTATTCATCAGTTCTTGCAGCAATGTTTGCCTTAATTGCAAGAATTGCTTGAGAGCTTTCAAAGTTATAAATGCTTTGCTCTATTGCCAGAATATCTGCTTCAATTTGTTTACGTGTCATCATGGTTCCATTTACCGATACCATTATTGAATCAAGTTCACGTTGGTGTGCAGTATCAAGGGCATCTTTTTGATCTTGCATTGCACGATCAGCAGAATTCTTTCTAGCTTGTTGAACTGCTCTAGCTGCTGCTGCCATGTCACCAGTGGTAATTGCTGATGCTACGTCAAGTTGGTCTTGCTGTGCCTGAGAAATCGCTTCTTGTGCTTTTTGAATTTCATCAAGTGCCTTAGTTCTTTCGTCATAGGTCTTATTGATGGCATCTTCTTTTCTAGATATTTCTTCTAGTGCCTGGTTATCCATAGCAAGCTTGTTCTGCTTTGCTTCCATGCCAAACTTAGCTTCAGCTGCAGATAGTTCTGCATTTGCAGAGTCAAGTCTTGCCTGGGCAGCATCCATAGCCTTTTCTTCGGTTGACTTTGCTGCTTCGGCTGCTGCATCGCTGGCTGCTTGTGCTGCATCATCGATTAACTTTTGATTAGCATCAATTTCTCCTTGAAGAGATATCTGCTGTCTCATTGCAGCAAGAATTGCATCTCTCTTCTTTTTGGTATTTGCTGATGCCCATGCTTCTTGCCACATAGAATCTGCAGAAAGTTTTGCAGCATCTGCAATGCTAAAGCCAAGACTCTTCAGGCTGGTCTGAAGTCCTATCTGTGCTCTAAAGTTTTTTACGTTTGTTGATACAGAATTAAGAGCTTCCTGGATAACCTTTTTATCATATGCTTCTTTAAGGGCTTTTCCTGCAGCCTTAAGGGTAAATACTCCATTCTTATTGATATATCCGTAATAGTCTCTAGTCTTTTTATCCATTCCAGCAATAATTTCTTGCATACCTGCTGTAATGTCCTTATTTCTAATAAGTTGTTTTCCTAATACTGCTGCAGCAGCTGCTGCTCTCATATCTTTAAGTGGAGCCTTGACATCTACCTTGTTGGCTCCTGAACTATTATTGCTTGTATCTGGAGTTGTATATGTCTGTTTAAATATCTTAAAGATATCTCCATAAGCTTTCAAATCTTTTTTAGCTTGTGCAATTTTTCCAGCATTGTTTGACATAAGACCAGAAACAATGTTCTGACCCTTTGTAGGATCTGCCTGAAGTATTGTCAGAAGCATTAGCTGGTCATTAACATTTCTTAGTCCTGCAGCTGCAGTTCTTGCAGTTGGGCCTCCAAGAGAACCAATAGTATTTAATAGATTTGCTTTTCCTTGAGCTGATTTACTTATGTTGGCAGCAATTTCTCCAATTGATGCTCCAAATTGCTTTGAGTTAATAATGCCCTTGCCGAATTGTGCTGCTAGGTCAGCAATGCCTTGCTTGAAGTTATTTGATGAAGCTTTTGCTGCATTGGCTTTTCCTACAAAACTATTAAAGTCTGCATTCTTAAAGAATTCTAAATCTGCTCTTTGCTGGTCAGTTAGATTCTTAGCCTTGCCAAGGTCTGAACCAACAAATGCATCTACTCTTTTACCTCGTTGCCATTTAGCAAGTTCGGCGTTTCCAGAAGCAGTAACATCTTGTGCCACTTTTTTGGCTAGATCTGCTCTTCCCTTTTTTGTGGTTACGTCTATATCTGCAAAGGTAAGCTTTAGAGATTCTTTTCCTGCTGCAATTTGAAGAGCTTTAATCATACTGTCTACTGCAGACTTATCCATACCACCAGCTAGGAAATCTTGTGCTAAACCAGTAAGATATGATTTTGCTGACTTTGACCCCATCTTCTTTAGGTCTGATATCACAGGAGCAATCTTGCTATCTTTATTCTTAAAATCATCACTACTAAGAAGAGTTTGAATATCATTTGCTTGCTTACCATTCTTACTAAGATTTCTAGCAGATACAGAAGCAATTGTAGGAATACTTAGGTCTGAACCTGTTAGAGACCCAAATGCTCCCATTGCATTCTTTGTATCTTGTTGCACTTTGATAGGTCTTCTAGCTTGCTCCAATGCCTTCTTGTTAGCATCGTTAATTGCATTAAAGATTCCTACACCAATTGCAAAGGCTGCTGCAAGAGCTGCAATAGCAGCGATTACAGGCCACAGAGGAGCTTCCAAAAGTCCCATCATAAAAGCTAGAACTCCAGTTTCTGCAATTTCAATTCCTCTAGCTCTATTTTCATTAACAATAAGTTCAAGTTCTACAGCTCTAGCCATTTCAGTTTCTGCCATGACACCTTTTTCTCTAAGAGCTTTAAGTTCTGTAAATGCTGCATAGGCTGCTTGTTTCTTGGTCAACAGCTCAAGACCGCTGCCTAGTAAGCTAACAACTCCTAATACAGGGGTAATCACCTGTGCAATTTGTCCTATTGGTCCTGGAAGCATTGACAATGCAAATGCAGCAGTTGTAAGTCCAGAACTAAACTTAGTAAACTTTCCATCAAGCTTTGCGATTCCTTCTCCAACAGTTGTCATCTTTTTAGCAATTCCAGATTGGACTGCTGCTTTGGCTTCTTGAACTTCTACTGTGGCAAGTCTTTCTTTTGCTAGGCGTTCTTTTACAGAAGATGCTACAACAGCTCTACGAGCCTTAATTTCTTGATCAATAGCTGCAGTATCTGCACCCATCATTTGTGCGTTCTTACGTCTAATAGATAGATTTCTTAATTCTGGGTCTCTAGAATATGCAGCTGCCGTTGCTCTTCCTGCTGCTCCTCTAGACTGAGATACGCCAGAAGTTATAGATTTTGCAAGCTTTTCTCCTGCTGCCTTTGCCTTTGGCTCTTCATCTTTCAGGGCATTTATGGCTCCCTTACCAATATTCTCTCCTGCATCATATGCATCTTTTGAAGGAGATGCTTGACGAGTTGATTTCTTTACGCCATCGACTACTTTCTTTTTTACTTCTTTTACTACTTCAGTTCCTGAATTTTCAAGTTCCGCTAACTCTATTCCACCGAACAAATCTTTGCTAGATGACATTACTCTGTTTCCAGATGCTCTTACATATCTTCCACTAGAGAATGCCCCAACTTTCTTTTCTGACATTGTTCCATCGCCCTTAGAGCTTGGAACCTGCTCTAGCCTAATTCCAGCTTTTTCTAGAACAGATTGGCTTAAGTTTGCACGAACTTCGTATAATCCAGCTTCTGCTGTATCCAATGCTTGTCTTAGTTGAGAGAATTCTGGAACTGTTTGTCTTGCTGCAGCTTCTATTTCAGAAAACTGAGTTGAGGTTATTGTTGCTCCTCCAGACAATTTTCTAAATGCTTCTAATCCTTTTGTAATCTCAGCATCATATGCTGCCAGGTGCTGCTGGAGTTCTTTGTCCTTTAGGTTTCCTCCACCCATAGATATCGACTTATTCCATTTTGCTGCTCCACGATCCTTGAAGTCTTGAATAAATGCATCTGTAGATACAGGAGCATCTCCCTTCATGGAATTGTTTAGCTTTGCATCTTGGTCGAACCCAAGTCCGTGATAAGCTCTTACTTTAAAACCTGGACCAATGTCGGTAACAATGTCTTCCATAAGCTGTTTTAGCTTAATAGAAACAGTTTTTCCAGCTTTCTCAGCTTCCAAAATTCTGTCTAGAACATCTTTTGCTGTAGTTACAACTACATTCTCATTTACGTGAGCAAACTGTGACGAGTTGTTTTTTGCATATCCTGGAATATTAATTTTTCTACCCTGGAAAAGAGCACTAATAATGTTTGGATTTTTCTTTACTGTTGCTGCGTCAATAACTGCTTCACCATTTGACAAGTTAGCAGGAATAGCATCATCTGTAGGGCCTCCAGGACCTACAACCATACCTCCTGTAGCAAGTTTCTTTGCACCACCTCTAAAGGACATAGTAGGGCCAACAAATTGTCCAGCTGCTGCATTGGCAGCTTTTAGAGCATTAGTGTATAGCGTTACAGCTTCCGCTTCAGAAGTAAATGTTTGACGAAGTTTTGAGTGAATTTGATCAAGTGATGCAGCAACAGATGCAGCCTTTAGCTGCTCTTGTGTCATGTAGTCTGTTGTTTCTCCAAGAATCTGAGATGCTGTTGTAGCCTTATTAAATGCTGCCTTAATCCATGATAAGAATTTTAGAATATTGGCAATACCGTTTCCAACTAGACCAACAGTCATAAGGATGATTGGAGCAAGTCCGCCTACAATACCAATTGTTTTAACGATCATGCCCTTTGTGCCTTCACCAAGTTTATTGAACCAGTCTAATGCTTTACCAATTGTTTCTACAACTGGAGTAATGGCTTTGAGGAATGCTTCTCCAACAGGAGCAAGTTTAAGTTGGAAATCAGCTAGGGCTTTTTGGAACTTATACATTGGAGAAGACTGAATCTTGTCCAACTCTTTACGAGACATTGCAGCACGTTGAATTGCTGACATATTTGCTAATTCTAATGCCTTAGATGCTTGGCTACCATCTTTAGTAATGTTCTGAAGCATTGTAGACATACGAGAGAATTGGAACTTTCCAAACATCATCTCAATTGCTTTAGCACGGTTAAGTGGGTCAAGTGTATCTAACGATTTTGCAAAATCAACAACTGTTTGCTTAAGGTTTCCCTTGTCTTTTTGAACAATACCATTTACATCAATGCCGAATCCTTTAAGGAAATCTGAGGCTTTCTTTGTTGGATTGATAAGAGATGCCATACCAGACTTAATTGCGTTAGCACCTTCTGATGCATTGACTCCACCTTCCTTCATTGCTGTAAGCATGAAGGCTAGGTCTTCTACGTTTCCACCAAGCTGTTTTACAATAGGAGCAGCTTTTGGAATAGCCGTAGTCATGTCTTCAATGGATAGGACTGTCTGGTTTTCTACAGAGTTTAGATAATTGATCTTGTCTGCAAGTTGTGATGTTGATATACCAAATGCATTAGTTAGTGATATGGTTGTATCTAATGCTTGTTGCTGATCTACCCCACCAAGAACAGAAAGTTTTGTGGCTTGATCAATTTGTGCAAGAAGGTCTGCACCAGTCTTACCCATAGCAGCAGCATTAGCAGCCATAGTCATTGTGTCAGATACAGCTACTCCATATTGAGTGTATGCTGCAGCAAGATTTTGAATCTTTTTAACCATTGCATCAGTTTCCTGAGCTGTAGTGTTCATGTCTCCATAAACACGTCTGATCTTAATTGATCCTTCTTCAATTTGTTGATAAGCTTTAGCAGCAGCAGCTCCAGCCATTCCAATTGGAATAGAGAAACCAACCATAAGCTGGCGACCAGCCCACTGAGTATTTTTACCCCAGTTTAGAAGATTGGTAGAACCTTGCTTTAATAACTGATTCAAAATTTGTTGGCGTTGAGCAGCAATCTGAGTTTTTGTTCCCAGATCTTGTAGGTCAAGTGCTAGTGGTCTTATTGCAATAGATCTTAACGCACCATTTGCGTCACGACCCATTTTTACATATTGAGTCTGTAGATCTTTTACTCTTTCAATAGCTACTTTGTTGACTGTTTCATATTCTGTTTTGAATACTTTTCCAAATGATTTAGATGCAGCTACGCCATATTTAAAATATTCTCCAAGAGAGAATTTGTTCTTTTCAAGAGCAGTATTAAATGACTCTGTAGAGCTCTTAATTGTTTCAATGCTGGCAGCAAACTTGCCAGACATGTTTACAGAGTTTATAAAGTTTTGTTGCAAGCCAGACGCAACAGCATTGGCTGCTGCACCCGACTTTGCCATTTGGCTATAGAAGGCTGATAGACTTCCTTGTAAATTTTTGATATTCGCTAATGCTGCAGCGGTATCAACATTTATCCGTATATTGGACTGAATGTCCTCAGCCATCTATAACACCTCTTTTAATTTTATTTTTTAGAAAATGCCCTGGGCTATGTTAGACCCAGATGCTTCTTCAATAATTTGGTAGACAATCTTGATATCCAAGATCTCTTCCAAGTCAACCGTATCTTCTAGAAGTTCTGGTGCATATTGCTTTAATGCAACCTTTACACACTCTAGAAGAAGATCAATTGACTTATCTTCATCATCCGCTACTTCAGAAATCTTGGCAAATGCCTTTGAGAATTCACGAAGAAGAGATAGTTTTAGTGGACGTGCATTTATCACTGTTCCATCTAACAATGCAATAGCTGTTGGTTCATTAACTGTAATAGCCATTATTCTCCTTTTGTAGGTTATTTAATTATAACATAGATTAGTTTTATATGGATTCATATTCAAGGCCCATGCCGATTCCAAACCCAGCTTGTTTTGCCACAACTCCAGATACAGATGTAATGTCATTAGGGTCAACCTTAACTGATGCTGGATCTTTACCGCTAACAATAGCTGCAGCATTTGCCTTGACTCTTTCCCAAGGGTCTTCTTCTCCTTGACCAAGCTGTTCGTCAAGATTGATTCCTTGAATTGCAGCTAAAAATTTTCTTTCTACATACTCAACATCTCTTTTTGCTTTTAATGTTGCTAGTAATTCTGCTATTGATAATGACTCTTCAAGCTCTTCATAGTCTTTCCATATACCAAGCAAAAATAACTCTGATTCTAACTTAACTATATCCAGGGTATCCCAACTATCACCTTTGGCTTCTTTGATATTTTCTTGAACTGTTTTCTCTGAATTGTCATTAATCTTAATATCTGCTGATATATCTAGTATCTTATACATTAGATGTATGTCAAATAGGTCTTCTACGTCTGCTACCGTTGCTCTTTGTGGGTCATACTGTCTCATAGCTATTGCAACACACTTAATCAATCTATCCATAGCATCTTCATCATCTTTAGCATTCTTTACATTTTTAAAATAATCCATAAACTCTCTAAGATACTTTATTTTTAATGGTATTGCATAAATAGAACTGCCATCTATTAGTTGCAGAGTTTCACTTTGATATACTTTATTAGCCATTTATCTATTCTAGCAAAAAAATAACCGCCTAGTTATTAGCTAGACGGCTATCTTTTAGGTTTTACCTATTATGGGAATGTGCGGTCGATAATCTTACCGTATGATCCAGTTGAGTCTGGAAGTAGACGGAAAGTAACCTCAAATTCAGTAGCAGTATCACGCTTTGCAGCAACTGTAACGTTCTGGATTGACAGAACACGGTTTGCCTTGTAGATACGCTCGGTAGTTCCAGTAGCTGGCTGTGGTCCAGCACCAACTGCAATTAGGGAACGTTCGATTGGATAAGCTCCAAGTTCACCTGCAAGCATGTCCATGCTGTCTCCACCAAGATCGCTACCTAGGGTGGTGCTTGTTGCTGCTGTAGCTACAAGAAGGTTGGTTAGAGTTGCCTCTGCGAAAGTAGTCTTTAGTTCTACCTTCATTCCCTGCTTGTAAAGCTTTGCAACGTCAAGCATCTGGTCTACCTTAACCTCACCGAAGTCAGGCTGGAAGGTCAGCTCAAGACCGTTAGTAGTATAACCTACGCTGGTCCATCCTGTTGTGTTAGAAAGTTGCTCCTTGTAAGATAGACCTTCTCCATCAGTAGTGATTGCTGGTAGTGCTGCCTCTGCAGTGTCATTGATAAACAATGCAGCTGCACCTACAACGATGTTCTTAGCGTCACCACGATTGTAACTGTTTGTAAATGCCATAGTTTTCACCTCTTTTTTCTATAGAAATAGTGGGCGTGTTTCCTCACTACTAAGTATAACAGCCTTTTATTATAGCTGATGATAGTCGTAATCTACGATAATCTTGTTTCCAGCATACGTTCTAGCTGTTGCAAAATTAACAATATCTCTTGTTTCTTGTAATTGATACACTTTAAATCTGTGAAACTTTACTGGCTTAAATGTTTTACCGTCAATTGTAAGGACACCATTTACTAGTTTGCTCTGAATCCATGCATTTATTTCTTCTGCAGATTCGTCTTCTCTATCAAGAAGATCGTATATAACCTGTGTAGTTTCAATAAGTGCTTCTGGATCCCCTGCCATTTTGTAGAAATAGTATAGTAGTTGTTCTGATTTTGTATGAGGGAATGCTCTGTGACGCATTCTAAACATTCTGTCATATACCGCAAATACGTTATTAGCAGCCTCTGGGAAAGTTTCGGTTAAAGCATTAATGTCTGTTGGAGATACTGGAAAGAATAATAAACTTCCAGAGAATCGGTTTGGAATCTCTGCTGGTATTTTTTCAGCCAAGTATTGGTTAATAAATATTGGAGCATAATTTAATTCTGTCATAGGGTTCCTGCCTTAGATATCCACTTATAGCCTGTATCAAATCCTTTGGAACTTCCTCCAGATTTTGCCATAGCTAATCCAGTTTTGAAATCTTTTGGATATTCTATATAATTAATGATACCACTAGATCTTAAAAATGATTGTGTTAAATACTTGTCAAAGAATAAGTTAAACACTTCTTTATATGAACCCTGGACATCTATGCCTCCAGGATTTTCTATAGTTACTGGAGCTTTCGTAAAAATAGTATCTCCACCATCCTGAAAAACTAATGGATTTTGACCTCTTGGTTTTACTGTAACTGGTGCACCTGTTTCCATAACCTCTGCCTTATTCCAAAACGGAATATTTGATCCATCTTGCATTGACTGAGATCTTTTAAAAGTTGACTTAAAAGATATTTTTACTTCATCTGATATAAAAGAAATGTCATATAATCTTGCAGCTGGACTACCAGTTTTATACCATTCATAAACATGGTGAAGTTTTGAAGGATCAACTTTAGCATTTGAATCTATAAATTCATATGCAATTTCTAGCATAGTAGATCCCAAATTTTTCAAGAAATTGCCTTTGCCAGATTCTACGCCTTTTAAAAATCCTTCAGAGTATCCTATAATACTAGCAAAATCTTTTTCTAGAGAAAGTATATCTACGGTAGCTGTAATCATACATCAGCACCCTGATTCTCTGAGCGTCTAACAACAACCTTATAATATTCTGTTGTTCCAAATGGTCCAACAATTGGGTTATATGTTGCCACCTCAAATAGGGTTGCTTTCCCTGCTCTAACTCCAGCAGATTCATTAAAAATTATGTTTCCTTTAGTATCTCTAATATTGGTGATTAGGATATTATTCATGGATACCTGGTTTTCACGAGTCAGCGTAAGAATATCTGTCTTAATTCTTCCAACCATTGAGTTATCCATATTGATTAGAGCATCATTTACCTGCATGTCTTCTTTAAATTTACGACCTGCTGGATTGAAAGCACAAGCAATCGTTCTATCTAATACCCAACGCTTTTTAACATTTCCATAAGCACTTTGCTCAATTATTGGAAAATATACGTCTGCAAGAAGTGGATAGATAAAATCTGTTTGCTCTACTACAGCCATATTAAATTACTCCTGCTTTAATAACATTTCCCTTATAGTTGTCAAGAATCTTGTCTACAATATTGTTTCCAGTTCCTGCTAGGAATTGTGGTGCAAATTTTAGGTCAAATTGATCTGTGCTGTATTGCTGGATAAAGTTTCGGTAATAGCTGTTATTATCATTCTGAAGATCTTTGATAAGCATAATAGCAGCTTGCTCAACATCTGGTGGAACTGCTTTATAACCAACATCAAGAATGAATGTATAGTCTGCCCCTTGTGGGAAGGCTGCACCAACTTTTCCAAAGAACCCTAGGTCTCCGACTCCTATAGGAAGACGTGGAGGTAGCTGCTCTAGTCTGTTATATTCTCCAGTCTGTAATCTCATGATTGCAGAGTTATCTGGAGTAATTACATATGTATATGCATTTGAATCTGGTGTTTCTGGGTCATAGACAAGAACGTTGTTCTCATATACCTTCAAAATTTTCTTAGGGTTGTGCCACATTGGGATATAGTCTGTTCCCTGACCTGTAGTTTGAACTACAAGTTTGTGGTTATAGAATCCTTCACCTGTTGCTGAATCATTCCCTAGATAGGCATCAATGATTGCACGAGCGATAATTTCTAATCTCTTGTATTCTGCAATTTCTGAAGCAGTTGTTCCAAGCATATTTGGATCTACATATGGTCTATAAACTGTTAAATTTGATTCTACGACAACCTCGCCAAGTAGGTTAGTATCGTAGATCTTAATAACAAAGTCACGGTCAAATTGGACTTTTGTTCTTGGCAAAATATATAATACTTGGGCATCTTCTGTAGAAGTTACAGTAGATGTTTCAACTGAGTGATCCACTACGTCCTCAATATAAATAAAATACGTGTGATTTGCCAATGGCACATCCCATGTAGTTGTAATTGGATATGGTGGAACTCTCAAAATTTCCATGTATTACTTGTCTCCCTCATAAAGAGTGATATAAGATTTCAGTGCCAGCCAGGCATCTGCTTCACTCTTTGTTAATCTATTAATTCCAGGCTTGATGTCTGGAAGGCCTTTTTGAGACACTCCTTTGAGTGCAAATACCTCAACATAGCTTTCTGATTTCTTTTTTGGCTTTTCTTCCTTAACTGACTCTTCTATTACAGGTTCATTGACAACTTCAGGAATAACTACTGGCTCTTCGACTACAGCCTCTGGCTCAATAATCTGGTCTTCCATGATTACTTACCTGCTCCAAAAGCGTTAGCTATTTCTTCTGGAGTAGCAACTCTAACACCAGCAAGTGTAAGCCACTTATCAGCCTTTGCCTTATCTACAATGTTATAGCCACTCTTTAGGGCTCCACCATTTTCTGCCCAGTGGTAATTCTTTTTTGAGTAAAGAGCAACAGTTTCATCTTTTGCTGGTGCAGCAGGTGCCACAACCTCTTGCTTCTTCTTACCCTTTACAACAGTGCTACCGATAGCTCCACCCTTAACTACCCCAAGACCTTTGCCTTCGGTTTCTTCTGCAGCTGGTGCTGGAACTTCTTTAACTTCTTCTACTGCTGGAGTTGGTGCAGCTTCAACTGCTTCTACCTTCTCTTCTGCAGGAGTTTCGACTACAGCATTCTCTGCTACGTCTACCTTTTCAGTTTCTGACATAAAATCATCTCCTTTTCAATATTTTAATTATATCATTAATTAAAAGAAAAGAGAGGCAGGATTTCTCCTGCCCCTCCATTTCTATATTCAGTTATAAAATGGGTATTAGCCCTTGGTTGCGAATGCAACAGCGTCTTGCTCTTCCCAGTTAATTCCGAAGCGGACGAATACGGTGTATTCAATTGTGTCCTTCTTTGGAACGTAGAAGCGGTTGACGGTGATGTCACGCTGGAATCCCCAAATACGGTTAGCAGGGAATGTAAGGTCTACATAGTCTGCTGGGTAGTAAGGGACCTCAAGAACAGGAACACCTAGAACACGAGTTTGACGTGCTCCACCGAAGGTCTGGTCTAGACCTGCGAAGTAGTCACCACGTGCACCTTCGGTTGAACCGATGGCGTTGAACGAGGTTCCGTTGTTCTTAACGATATTTGCAAAGGTGTCAGTTCCAGCATAGAACTTAAGACCTGACTGCAGAGCACGGTAGCGTCTTGGCATAGCCAAGATTAGCTTCTGTAGATCCTCAGTGGTCCAATCAGCACCATTTGAAACAACTGCCTGGTGTGCGAAGTCGTCATTCTTGGTGTGCTGAACGAAACCGTTCATAATACCAAGGAATGCGTCTCCTGACTGTGCAGTGTCACCATTGATAGCTAGGTCTTCGATGTCATTACCGAAAGCGGTGGTCATCAAGCGAACCAAGTGGTCCTCAAGAGCACCTCCTTCGATATTGTCCTCTAGGGCCTCAGCTGAGACTTCCCAGTCAAGACGTAGCTTCTTAGTAGTAAGCTCCACCTTTGAGAATGTCGCTCCAGCATTTGTGAAGCTTGCATCTCCCTGATTAGCTGCACGAACTACACGCTCACCAACGTTAACCTTCTCAAGCTCCATTGTGTTAGCTCTCATAGTTACACGGCGACCGTCATTTGCAAGTGTGGTTGCATCCCAAACATAGTCAATAAAACGTTTTGCTTGCTCTGGACGCAGGATACCAGCACCTGGGTAATTAGGGTTGGCAGTGTTCGATGGATTTACAGCGTTAGGACCGCTTGTAAGACCAAAGTTAGCGTCAGCTGTGTTACCTAGGTAAGCAAAGCCTGGATCAGTTACACCACCAATACCACCAGCTGCGAAACCACCCTCTGAGTTTGGGTAGGTTGCACCTGGATTATTCTTTAGAATTTCTTCCGACATATCTTTCACCTCCATGAATTTTTGTTTTTTTATCTAAATAGATCGGATGATTTGAGGAAACTTCCGCCCCATATTGATTTTTCAACCATTGCTGGTTCCTGAACGATCTCGCCCAGATCGCCAGATTTGCGGAAAGCGGTATCTGCTTCTACTGCGTCAATACGCTTTCCAAGATTTCCAAAGTCTGACTCTGCATCAGCAATTTGTGCTGACACGTGGCCTACAGACTTTTTAAGTTCAGCAATTTCGGCAGCCTGTGCCTTAACTACTTCAAGAATATCGCTAAAGGCCGATGCAATACTGTTCTTCAGATCGGCAATAGCCTCGTCTGACTTGGACACCTTTTCCTTCTCTTCATCTTGTGAAGATTCGGTTGCATCCTCTTCGCCCTCTGCTACCTCTTCATCAGCTGGCTTAGTATCTGCCTTTGCAACCTCTTCAGCCTCTACGGCTGGAGCTGCAACTTCGGCATCTGCCTCTGGAGCGACATCTGCAACAACAACTTCATCTGCAGCATCTGCAGCTGGAGCATTAACAATTTCGTTGTCTGTCATATTATCCTCCTGTTGGTTCTTGGTAATTGCAATGCCTTTAGCACTATCCACCAAGAATTTGATCATATCTGTTTTTTCGCTGTCATCTTTTTCAACGAAACCTATGTTTTGCATTGGGTTGCCTGATACTGGACTTACTGCTACTTCTTCTTCAGAAAGAGTAATAATTCCATTGTCCTTGTCCCAGAATACATTCTCAATAGCAACATCAGCTGATGTGCCAGTAACAGTGTCTACACCATCTACTTTTTGAATTGCAAGAATGTTTGCAAATTGATTTGCAGGGTTATCAACTAGTGAAAGTTCTACCAAATCATAATCCTTAATAATACGAACAGAAGCATCCACCTTTTCATCATATGCATTCTCGTAGTCGTTCATTCTACCGCCAATAGAAAAACCTGAGTAAGTTCCATCTAGAACCTTCTCCCAGCAATCCTGTGCACCCTTAGAAACGTATGCTGATACATAAACTCCTGAATAGAATTTCTTTGTTTCTGGGTCAAAATATTTATCTTCTTTAAATGAAACCATTTTGCCCACTGCAATATCTTTGTGCATTTCACGAATGTTGCCACGGAACTTTGCAAAAGCTTTTAAGCTTGCTTCTGTGGTTACGATGTCTGCTTGCTTGTCAATGTTATCAAGCGTAGCAAAACCAGAAACGATTCTACGTTCTGCATCTACTTTGCTGAACGGCATAGATAGGCGAACATTTTCACCCTCTGTATCCCAATGTGCTTTTTGAATAGTCATACTACTATATTATAGACCCTTTTTATATAATTGTTACAATAACATTATACACTATTCTGAGGATCTACCTTCTCCTTTTGGATTTCTACCAGAAGTAGTTGCAGTATTGTCTGCTTGAGCCTGTTGACGCTGGGCATCACGAGTTCTATTTTGTCTGTTGTTTGCATTTGCATCTGCAGACTGACGTGCTGTTGGCAGAACAATTTTATCTCCATCTTCACGTTCTGGAAGGTTTAGAACCTCACGAGCTTCATTAGGAACCATAATCTGGTTCTTAACATAGTTAGTAAGAATCTGCGATTGAGCAAGTTCATCTGTAAGAGTAAGCTCGTTGAACTTGAGTTCTAGGATATCTGTCTTTTCACGAATAATCTTATTTAGAACTTTCTCAATGTTGCGTTGTGCTGGTCTTGCTACCTGCTCTTTAAAGGTTCGATCTTGAGCAAGAGATGCTGCAATAGCTCCAGAATCTCCTCCACCAAGCTTTGATAATGGAACTTGGTGAGCTACTAGGATATCGTCACGATTTTGCTTACGGTAAACAGAGAACGATCCCTCTTGAACACCATTTTCAATTGGCTCCATCTTGAACTCAACCTTATTGGTTTCAGAGTCTCCTGGGAGAGGAATATATAGAGTTCTGTGGCTCTGTCCTTTAAGTCCAGTCTGCAGGAATCGGAATAGCTTATCCTCTGATTCAGCAGATAGTTGTGCACCCTTTAGAGTAACAATATAACGAGGAACTGCCTTATTTTGGAAGTAGTCAATGTTATACTGTGATGCAAGCGAATCACCTAGGAGTGATGGCATAGCAGCAATAACATCTGGCACACCATAAAAAGTGTTTAGTGGAGAGTATTCCTTTAGGTGAATAATCTCATTAGGACGCTTATCATCTGTAATTGGATTATTATTAGATGCCCCGAAATTACGGAAGTAAACAACCTTATTACCAATTACCTGAACAAATCCATCGTGAAGTCTACGAACACGAATAGTCGTTGCTGGAATATGTCCTACATATCCAATTTCTCCAGTTACAGTTCTACCGATTTCTATAAATCCATTACCAGTTGCATGGAGATCAGTGATCACCTTTTCCATAACAAGAGTAAAGCTTTCATCTTGATTTAATCCCTCAAGCCAATCACGTAATTGAACCTTGAGTCTTTCAATTCTGTTTCTTGCACGAGAAACTGCTTCTGCATCTTTCTGTGCTTCTAACTTCATCATTGTTTTATCTGAAATAACAAAGTCGTATCCAAGACCAACAATATTTTCTACCTTGGCATCAATAGCTGCGTGATTAGCAAATGAGGTGTCGTAATAGTTTGCTAATTCATATAGGTCATATGGTGGGGTAATTACGTCAAACAGACCATAGGCATTTCTATATACCATACCTGGATTGATTGCTTTTGACTGTGCCCCTGATCCAGACTGAACAGCAAGTGCTGAATCCATATACTGACCTGTTGCTTGAACTTTAGAAAGGTTTCTTGCAGTCCTACGCTTAAAGTTTATGTCAAGACCGTTATAGTCTTTTATTTCATCCCAGTTCTTTTTAAATGGATCAGAATCCTTAAAAGGATTTTCCACCTCAATCTCGTTATCCCACTTAATTGGAATTGCTATCTTTGTAATTTCATTACTCATCAAATGCACCTGCTCCATATGTGTCTAGAGTCTTCTTGGCTGCAATCAGTGCACCTAGGTCATTCTCTGATGGAATGAGTCCTTGTGCCATTCTGTCTACTTGCTCTGAGTATTCTTCATCTGTAATCTTTCTTACTCCTGGGAAAAACTCTGCTGACCCTTCAGCCTGACCATAATAAGCTGCTGCTTGGGTTAATTCTGTAATCTTTGCTTGGTCACCCTTCATTGATTCGATGCTAAGGGCATTACCTTCACCATCTGTAAAGTATTTTCCTGTAGGTAACTTCCATACATAAATACCTGCATTGGTAAACGATTCATTTATAACTTGGACCTTGGTCTTGCCTACTTGACCAGGAAATCTCATTTGTGGTTGTTTCATAACCACAAGTATACCACATTATACAGGTTTAATATTTTCAGACAACCACAAAACATTTTTGTATAGTGATGAAGAAGAATATCTGATAGCAATATCAGATTTTTGTGGACTTGATGCAACTATAATTCTGTTTGTTCCCTGATATAAGTTATATAGATAGTCTGGAGTTACTGTATATATTGCAGGAACCTGATCAAGATATGCGTCTTGCCAGTTTGTATTTAATGATAATATGTTGTTCCATGTGTGATCTGTTAGGACCTGTTGCCAAGTATTAGCAACAATTCTACTAAATAAGTCATCTTTTGGTATTTTTAAATACACAATATTGTTGAATACTCCAGGACCAATAATATCAATGCTATATCCTTGACCAGACATGTTTAATGGTGTTGGGAATAGAATTCCAATCACAGACCATTCTATAGTTTCTATATTAATGTCACCAACAATATTGTGTCCATTTATGGTAAATTTAATATGCTCTGTAATGTCTGTCTCTATTCCATCTGATATATTTACACACAATAATTTTACAAGTCTATCTGATACCCTCAAAGCTTTTACCCTTAAATGGTTCATTGGTATTGTTTCAGCATATCCATTAGGAATATATGATGTTTGACTATAGACATCAAATAATGGATACCAATATGATTCCAGATTAGAGTCATATCCAAACCCCAAAGTCATGAAATCTTCTATTGTTGATCTTATTGGTTTGTAGTAGAACTGTAACGATTGAATATAAAAATCATTTGAATTATTGTAATTAATTGGAATTCTAATTCCAGAATCACACAATCCATCGAAATGGGTTGATGGCAACTGTCCCAATAAAGATATTCCAGAAACACCAGTCATATAGTTATATGGAGTTGAATCCATATATGTTGAATATAAAACTTTTTTAGATTCTGAACCAAATGGATATGCAGAAATTCCAAACTTAGAACCAATTGAGTGTGCATCGTCATTAATTCTTGAGGATATTTGAATCTTTTCAACAAATGGGTTTTCTGTAAAGATTCCCTTTGTTTTTAAAGAAACTATTATGTTTACGTATTGATTTTCAAAATCAGGATCTGTGTTAGATTTTTCAGATACTAAAATTTCTCCATCGGCTACTCCAACAGAATATTGAGAGAATATGGCTGATATATCATTTGTTGCAGTATCATCTATTGATGCAAATACTTGATAAGAACTATCTGTGTATATCTTTTCATTTGTAAAAGTGTTTATTTGCACAAAATCTAAAGTTTTAATTTCATTTACAGTGGAGCATAGTCTTGAAAATGGTATATTTTGTGACCAATATCCACACAAAGATATATCTGGATATTGGTATCCACCAACTTCATTAAAAACTAAAGAATATGTTGTAGATTCTGTGCAATCTCCTGTATATCTTCCATCAACAAATCTTGCTTGATTGTTTGGATTTATTGAAGGCAAAAAGTCTGCTATATCGTTATCAACAAACATAACCTTTGCAATTCTTCCAATATAGTGTGCAGATTCTGAGTCGTCTCCACCAATATAGAATATCCAGTTATCGGAGTTTCCGTTCAAGAATGAATTTGGGTTATTTTCTTTTATATATGAAATGTCCATACCAATACATTGAGAAGATGGATCATTTGTTAATGGTGTTCCAATGTGGACTCCATACGATCCTCTATTAGTATCAAACTCGCTATATATATATCCATTGACAGAATCTAGTGCTTCATCAGAGTAGGAGTATTGAGAAACACTTGACCTTACAAAGTATGTCTTAAGATAAATTCCTGCATATATTTCATTGTCAGTTTCATTTTGAACGTGAATCTTTCCTATTAAGTAATCTTGAGAGGTCTTATCTAACAACTTAAATAATACCTGGTCACCTAATGGATCACCACCATCTAATAATTCATTCTGTATTTGAATCATAAAAGAGTGAAGCTTTGATGATTTTATTGGTAACCCATTAAATGATATGTATTGTTTTTTGTAATTAACTGACGATGAAAACTCAATAGCATTAAGTGTTATATCCTGGCCCCATGTGCCAAAGGTTGATGGAACAATTGAGAAAGAATCCCAACTCAATGACTCTTGCTGTCCATCTGCACTCAATGAGTAAAATTCTGGTAAAGAATATTCTGGCAATTTTAATTTATTGTCAGATATAATAAGGTTTGATAATGTTCCAGATTGCCAAGGGTTAGTTTGTGGGTATTTGACACCTCTTTTAAAATTGGCAAATGATCCATCTATTGCATATGTTTGACCACCATGCTTTGCTAAAACTGATTGTGGATGTTCTACTGCTTGTCCATAAGTAAATCTCTTTTTAGCTACAATGTCTGGAACACAATAGTTATAAATTGCAACACAGTCTATGTTTATGCTGTGAGATCCATGAGCATTAAAGGCAAGCCAATCTTGTTCTGCATCGCCATTGTATGCTTGTGGCAACTGAGTATCGGACATATTAATTGCCATGCTAGCAACAATTTCGCCATTGACAATTAATGATGCACTTGTTTCTGAAACTGTTATATCTATAAGCATTGGTCTGTTAAAACCTTTTATAAAACCAGAACATTGTCTATTTCCAATTTTTAATATAAATGATCTTTTGTCTATAAATAATCCATCCTCTGATCCAATTGGACCTACAATTTTTATTGGGGTTTCTTGACTATAAAAATCAATAATTTTTATCCAAAATTCTAGGGTCATGTCTGAGAATTTTCCAGTTTCATTCAGAAATCCTTTTCCAGGAATAAGAATAGATGGAACTGTAGTTTTGTATGGAACATATGCTGGATACATTTCAGCAACATTAGATGCTCCATAGACAAGAGGAATACTATCACTACTGACATGCCCATATAGTGTATCCACATTTATATTTTGATCATTTGTTATTGCATCTGCAAGTTCTGTTGATATTCCACCTTCTGTTGTTCCAGTTGGAAAAGGTAGATAGACATAATATCCATAATCTGAATCTGTTGTAGAACCATATCTATAAGCTTTTGCTTCATCTCCAGTATATAAATATGGAACAAAGGCTATTTGTCCAAATTCTGGAATTGAGAAATTTCCAGTTATTATTTCTGGAAGCTCTTCATCAAGTGCCCACAAAGCAATTGGATTTTCGCTATAAATTTTATCGGCATAAGTATTTGATGAAGTTGTCATGGTAATTAATTTTACCATATATCATAAATTACTTTTTATAGAACTCTAAGTTAGTGTTAAGTCTTTTATCATTTGGATTTAGTGACAATGCCAATTCTCCATACTTGATAGATTCTTCCCTAAATCCAAGATTCCAGGCAGAAATTGCTGCTAGATCATATGGAAGATCTCCCCAGGCAAATTCTTCACAAAGATAGTCTAGTGGCTTTTCTTCAATCCTCAAAGCATCTAAACAAGCCCAATAACAGTTTTGCCAATCTTGTTTATT